TGATTCGATAGCTTCAAAAAAGCCTTCTGTTCCTCTAGCGTTTTGAGACCCCAAAGAACCTCCAAAAGCACCAAGCGCAATATCAGCGCCTCCGGCTACTTTTTTAACGCCTTCAACCATAGACATTTCCATATAGTCTTCCCAACGAAGTCTATTTTCATGCTCTGATTTAATATACCACAAATATCCGCCAGCTCCATTTTCAGAAGTTACTTCAATCCATCCAATCTGAGCTGTGTCAGATCCATTAATTGAATAATTTTCTTTTAGAATAATTGGTGATGTAGTAAAAGTAGCATATCCTGGATCAAGGCTTTCGGAAAAGCTTCCAGATCCTTTTGCAAATTCAGACCCATAAGCAAGAGCCGTAACTCTTTCCGCTGCTGCAATCGCGCCATGAGGAGCGTAAGCCTTAATTTGAAATTGTTGGCCAGCAGTTGATCCGCCACCGCCAACGCCAACGTTAGTACAAACACCTTTAATAACAGCACCAGTTCCACCAACAGCAGAAGTTGCGCTGGATTGAATTTGTACCATAACGGTTTGTCCTATTCTAAAGTTAACAGCCTGCGTTTGAGCAGTAGGGCTAACCCCTAGGCTAGAAGGCTGTGCGGTGGGAACGCTAAAGTTTAGCACTCCACCTGCGTTTGCATTAGCAGCAATTGCGGCTTGGCCACCAGCAACTGGCATAGTTGCGTTGTTTCCTTGTGGAAGTACATTCACATATCTAGTGTGAAGTCTACCTTGTTCAGTCCAAATAATTTGATCTGATGTTGAGGGCATTTCTGCCGATACCATACGAAGGAAAGATCCAATAGATCGATTTCCATATCTTTCTACTTCTTTTTCGTATACGTCTGGTAGGTATTGTTGAGTCCATTGACTAAAGCCAGCGGCTGTAAAGTCAATATAGTTCCCAGAATAAAGTGCTTTAGTCTGAGTTGGTTGTAAAGCGGCGGGTATGCCGTTAGTAAATCCCATTTTGTTTTGATTTTAAGTTGTTATTTCCATTTAATGCGCAATTTATCAGAAGAATCACCAGAAACAACTCTTATTGTATCACCAGATTTTGTAATTACAGAAGAATTATCTGTTCGCGGGTCCATATTTATGTTTTTTGCTTTTTTTGCAGATTCTTTTATAGCGTCGGCACGGCCTTGCTCGTAAAAGTGATTAGCTATTTTATCTGCATTTTGTGCAGTAAATAAAGCTTTATGGTATTTTTTCGCGTCAGTAAACCCTTCTTTGGTTTGAAACTGATTTAAAAAGTTGTTAATGTTAGATTGAAACTCTTTTGTTTTTTGCAGATTATCTACTTTGAACCTATAATTGTTTTTACCAACCTTAAAATCAAAACCTTTGAAATCATCGGTAAAAACTTTTTTAGTTTCTTGAGCAAACTGTTCAGCATTTTTAGTTTCTTCTTTGAGTAATTGCTGAGTTTTATTATAATACGCTAAAGCATTCTTATACTCATCAGGAACTTCTTGCTTTTTTCTTAACTTAAGATCAGCATAGTATTTTTCCTTTACGTCTTTAAATGTTTTTTGAGCATTAAATAACTCTTCTTTAAAAGCCAATTGCTTAGCTTTTATATTGTTAGGATCGTCAAGATCCGTATCATAAGCAAAGTTTTTATTAATTAAAAAATCAATATCTTCTTTGTCTAAATGTGGTTTTGTGTATTCGTAATATTCTCTTACCAATGATAAATTATCTATCTTATCAAGGTCTCTATTCAGCCTAGCGTAATCTTCTACTGTTCCGCCGGTGTCCTCTATAAATTGTACTAGTTTGTTTACTCCTTCGGGTAGTTCTTGTGCTTTTGCTTCCTGTAGTATTTCCTTTTGTTCCGATACGGCAGGGGTAGCTTCATCGCTTTCAACCACTCTACTCTCTTCAGAATTATTTTCTTCATTTTCAATAATTTCTATCGGGGAATCAACAGTTTCTTCGGTAGAGTTGTCTTCTACAAGCTCTATTGGGCTTTCAGTCTCTTCATTGTTTTCGGGGGCTTCCCGTACTTCCGATCCCACTTCTGACAATCCCACTTCGGATCGTTCATCTTGTAGCACAGTCTCCTTTGTTTCTCGCTCTTGAATGGCATTTTCTTTTGTTTTTTCTGTTTTTTCAGGTGGTGAATCTACATTAATTTTGTAAACACCATCCTCTTGTAGCCCATATTCTGGGCTTACTTCGCCCTGCTCAATAGCTTGTTCAAGTACAGCGGCTTCTTTGTTTTTAGGTACGGTATCAACAGGGGTTTCTTCCACTGCTTTTACCTCAACATTTTCTTGTAATTCTTTTTCCATGATAATATAAAATATAATAATTGTTTAACACTAAGATGCTTCAAATCTACCTATATCAAACCCTCCCAGTGTGTCATTACCTTTGGATTCAAAATCTTTAATAGGGCGGTCCGTATTAGGCGCACCTGATATTGTAGGTTTATTAGCTATAGCTATTCTTTTACCCTCTTCTTTTAACAGCTCTCGCTGTAGCATAGAATTATTTGACCTATTGGCCAATTCCATTTGTGACTTCAATTCTAATTCTTTCAATTGTACATTTAAATTAAATTCATATTGCATTAGCTCTATTTTAGCTCTTGTCTCTAATTCCATTTTTTTAATATCCATTTCTGTTTCTGCAGTTGATAATTGTATTTTGGAAGTAGTTTTAATTTGTTCTGCATCTGCTTTAGCACTTTCTATTGATATTTGTGCTTCTCCTTGAGCTTTTGCCTGAGCGGCACTAGCTGCCTGTGCTTGAGCTTGATCAGCTTTCTGTTTAGCTAATCTTCTAAATTTTAACAACTGATTAGCTAATTTTATATTTTTTATTTCTCTAACGTCAATAGCATCTTCTAAAAATATGTTTTCTTTAGAAAGAGCCATTTGTATATTTTGCTCTAATATAGCCTTTTCATCCTCATCTGGCTCAAGTTCTAAAAATATACCAAAATCATGCAAATGCAAATTTTTCATTTCTTCAAGCGAGCCTACTGAAAATTGCCCTATAGAATCTATAAAAGCTTCTTTTGTAGGATGATATTCTAAAACATCTTTAAATCTTAAAGAAACAGCCTCAGCTAATTTAGTAGTTATATACATACTACTATATAATATATGTCTTGTGGCAACGTTGCTATTAGCGGCAGCTAATTTTTGTACACCAACAAGTGCATAAGGATCTGGATCAGAGCCATCCCTAGCTTCATTTAATCCAGTAACATCTCTAAGCATTTGAAGATATTGATTGTATGCGGCGGCTAAAACTTGTATTTGTCCCCCGCCGCTGCCGGGAAGTTCTGTAATTGGCACTTTCCCTGGGTTTTGATCACCTTCAACTGTTAAAGATCTTCCTATAACAGAGCCAGTTTGGAAATACATATTTAAAGCCTCTTGCTGATTATAGTTAGTACCATTACCCAAATCTATTTCTGCAAGACCATCCGCATCTAAATAAACACCTGATGGTATCATTCTTTGAATAGCTTGTTGTAATTTTAAATGAGTTAATTGTATTAAATCAGCATATGGAGTCATTTTAGATACTAAAGAATCTATTGACCCTTTATACATTCTTGGAGCTGACACTATATAATTCATCATGACCTTATTAACATTAGCGTAAGGCCTTATCATATTACTAGCTTTCTCCCATTTTAACAATTCAGAAGTTCCTAATATAAGTACACCCTCATATATAACCTCTCTTGTCTGTTCTACCTTTTCAAATCTAACTTGTTGTTCTTTAGGCGGATCAAAACTATCATCTTTTTCTATTGCCTTGCTGGCGCCGGTAGGTGATTCTTTTATTTTATGGACATCATGCTCCCACGTTTTCCAATTAAAATTTAATACAGTTACAGTATTATTTTGAGAAATAGAATCATTAGCATAATTTAAAGAATTATAATTATTATTAACAGCTTTATTTGATCCCTTTTTAATAAGTTGCTCTAAAGTTTCGTTGCTTAAATTAGGAAATCGTTTTTTTAGCTCGTTGATGCTTATATTTTTTATTTCACCAAAATAATAACAATCCGAAAAATTAGGATCCTCAGTATATGACCAAACCAAATTAGCGGGATCTACGTATTCTAATTTTACTCCATCTGTATTATTAAAAGTATGCTTTGTGGCGCCAATACCAATAGTAGTAATATCGTAATCAACCCTTCTTTTTATAGAGTCATAATCATTTGATTTAAATATATTTTCTATAGCTTGTTCTTCGGCTATTTCTATTCCTTGCTTATAGTTAAGTTGCATGTATAGTTCCAACTCTTCTGTTGTAGCAGGTAATTGGTTAACTTCAAAATTTCTAGCAGAAACACCAAGTTCTTTTTCTATATTTAATAGCAATTCAGCTGTATTTAAATCTTGCTGAACATCATTTACAAATCTAGTTCTTTTGCCTGTAGAGAGTTCGTCTTGCCCCACTGCTTTTATTGCAAAAGTTCTATCTTGCATACCGTTAACAACTATGTCAACAAACTTAGGTATAATAGGCACTGGCTTCCAGTCTAAATTTAAATAAGATAAATCAC